TTTTCGGGGATCTCGAAGTTCTGAAACTGGAAATCACCAAGTTTCAGCCGGACTGATGTTGTGTCCAACCCGCTCAGGTAACTGTCCAGTGAGCTGAGAACTGATGGCATTGGTGCTCCTTACTGGATTTCAGGCAATAAAAAACCCGCCGAAGCGGGTTTTTCAATCGAAAATTAATTAAGTTTGATTATTTTTAGTCTGTCGGCCAATTACAAAGACTGCAGCTAAACTCACAAGATCTAGGCTAGCCATTGCAGCAGCAGCAGTGCCAAACCCAAGATAAGCAAAATATCCAGCTAACAACAGCACTGCGAAGCAAATGCTAAAGCCAAACCATTGACCACGTTTGTTTATCTGAATTTGCCCAGCTATTGCAACTTTATGAATATCAGCACCATCAGTTTGCTGCTGTATTTCAAGGGCTTGTCTATGTCGTTGCTCTGCCTCAGCCATAGCTAATATGCGTTCTGCTGCACCAGGGAGAATCTGTTCATATCCACCAAATTGATCTACAGAAGGCAGAGGACCTTGGTAAAAGGTTTGAACGAATGTCTGAATTTGAGGGATTTGTGTTAATTCTCGGGCAATTTCAGGATCACGCTCGACAGCAGCTCGAACGTTTTCAATTAGCCTGCCGTTTTGTTGCTGAGGTTTATTTACCGCTGTAGTTTGTTTGGTCATACGCTCTCATTGCCGCTTTGAAATCTCGACCAACTTTCACCCAATCTTGGGCCAAAGCATCTTGGTCAGACTTTACCGTCCCGAGTTTAGGCAATTTAAAGTTTTCTAAGTCAGCATAAATGTTGGATGGCATCAGATCTAGGATCTGCGAAGCGCTAAGAGCATAGTATTTTATACGCAATTTCATAAGTCACCTTCGGCTTAGAAAGAGCTTGTTAGCTCAATTAGTCACCAATTAAGATTCATATTTTCATCCTCATTCTATGTGCAAACATATCACTTTGCTATACGAATTCGCATATTTCTTGACATGAGTCCGGAGTGGTGGCAGTTCAGGGAGCCCATTGAAGGCTTTTAAGCCCGGGGAATGGCTGTGCTCGGGTCGGGTCGAAGGCGCTTGATGCAGAAAGAGGACGGGAAGCAGCCCGCTCCTGATAGGAGGTGACAGATTCCGCAACCTTTTTGCCATCTAGCAACACATAGGTCACATGAGTGGTCGTTCTACCGCTGTTTGGTACAGGAGCCACGCTCTTGTCATAGGCATCAGCAAACGACATTTTCCCAACGGCCATCGATGCAGGCAGTATTCCATTCATTCCATCGATCAGATTGTTGAACAGGTTTTGCCAGCCATGCAAAAACCAGCTCACAAACGTATTGAAACCGTTCTTGATGCTCGTCCATAGATTACTGACGGCATTTGTGGACCAATCCCAGATAGCCAGCAATTTAGGTTTGACTGTGTCCCAATTGCGCCAGAGCAGATATGCAATGCCAGCAATAGCGGTAATAGTTAGGCCAATTGGGGTCATCAGCAACAAACGACCAGCCCAGATCAGAATATTGATGATGATATTTAAGCCTTTAGCCATCATGGTCAGGCCCCAACCAAACAGCTTGAATGGAGACTGAATCAACCAGGATAATCCACTGCCGATACGACCAAAAACAACGCTAAAAATACTGCCAAAACCAGCTAGCTTGATAATGCCAGCCGTCATCAGTATTCGGCCAAACACATCCATAGCAACTCCGAGTCCACCGAAGCCAAAAACTAATGCTTTAAATTTGGTCGGGTGGGATTCCATCCATTGGCTGATACGATCTAAACCATCAGCAAATTTGATCATGTAGGGAATCATGCGAGGGAGAATTTCATAGCCAATCCTTGCTTGAACGTTTTCCCATTGAGAGTGAAGAGCCTGTTGAGCTAATTGCGGATTTGAACCAAGTAGTTTTTGATATGTCGTATAACTACTACCAACTTGGTTAATTAACTCCTTGTCTCGCGCAAATTGAGCGCCCTTATTGACGAGAGTTTGGAACATAAAAGCAGTGTTACGATTGCCAGTTAAGGAATAGTAAGCACCAATTTCATCCATATGATATTTTTTCATCAAACGGTCCCTAGCTGGAGCTAGGTATTTTACGGCCCACGCTTCGGGATTTTGCGTAAATAAATTTTCACCAGCAATACCACCCGGCATGATCTTGTCAGTACCCTGATGATGAGGGTCCCTTTTTACCATCCCTGGAAGAATTAGCCCACCATCAACCCAAGCGCCTATTTGACGCTTCATGATTGCATGCCCTTTTACTGTACCAAAAAGAGTCGCGATCGCCGTACCAGCAGCTTGCGCCCCACCGTTTCCAGACTTCATTTCCTGCATAATTGTTGGCAGAACAGTATATTTAAACTCATCAGATAAGAATGGCGCGGCAGATTTTGACGCTTTTAATGTCTGGTGAAAATCAGACACACTAAGGGTTCCCCCAAATGCAACCAATGCCTTGGTCATCATTTCTGATTGTTTTTGCATTTCTGGAACAGTTACCGCTCCTTTAGTGGAGAATTCAATTGCCTTGACCATGTCAAACCCAATCTTGTGCTGCGCTTTACCTGTAAGAGCCTCCACTATAGATTCCACTCGTTGCACTGTAGGTAGCATTGCGTAAGCGTGTTGCATTCCTTCGCCTCGGCCAAACGCTGATCGCAATTCAGTAATGGTTGCCAAATTTCCGGCAGCGGTGCTAGTTATCACATTTTTGGATGTTTTCCACGCTGCTGCTGTTGCCTGAGCGATTTCAAGGTGATCCATGCCAGCTGCATTCATTAGTGAAAGTTGGCGAGTATATTCCTTACTGGCATCAACCGAATGCTCCAAAAAACCAAGCATTCCGGAACCAGCTTTGCTCATACCCCAGCCGACACCAATCATCTTGAGCGCTTTAAATTTATCCTGCAGGTTGACCACATTCTTTTCCAATCCGGTCAAATCTTTTGCAATCATGGCTAGGCCAGAACTGACCATATTGGTTAAACTTAATTTGACTGCAACGCTATAGGCCTCGAATGCCATGAAACGCTCCTTACGATACAAACTCCAAGAGTGGTTGGCTCACCATGTGAAATGGATCCAGTACCCAAATCAGCAATACATTCCCGCAGGAATACCAGCACACACTGCTGTCAAAAAGCAGGATTTTTGGGGGAAAACACTGAAAGTCATTATAGTGACTTGGTTATTGGGGGTAATTTGGTTGCCTGTTCTGGCCGTAATCGGTTTTTTCTTGATATGCTGGCTATGAACACCTCAATTGAATCCAGTTAAGCTAATGGACAATTGAATTATTTAAATAATTGATTGCAATCAAAATACTTGGTTGCAGATAGCGCTATTCCTTCTCTTTTCATCGATAAGGAAATCAAGATGCGCACGATTATTTTCGCTCTCATTGCTCTACTTTTTTTCACACAACCTGCACTTGCCCGAACCAGTCACCCGATCATCCCTCAGCAACAAACCGTTATAACAGACAATGATTTGGTTGAATCAGGAACCTATACCAACGTGGATGGCAAAAAAGTACATCGGCCAGCTCACACAAAATCAGGGAAAGCCCCAACAAACGCAACTGCAAAGTGCAGAGATAACTCATACAGTTTCAGCACTCACCACCGAGGAACTTGCTCTCGACATGGTGGCGTTGCCGCCTGGTTGAACTGATCATCACCACCGGGTAGTGTGAAAAAATAAAGTTACAGCACAATGTGCTATCGGCATAAACGAAACAGCCTAGGCTTTCTCGTATTCAATATGGATTAAAGATGAGTTATTACTGCAAACCGTTCAATGTGCGGCTGTTCGCGGCGTTCAGCATGCCACAAGTCATAACTTGCCTGCGCCTCAAGCCATACTCGCGCAGTACCAATGCCAGCTCGCTCCAGCCGTACAGCCAAATCAGGACTGATTGGTGCATGCCCGTGCACAATCCGGGACATTGTTTCTCTTGAGTAACTCAAGCGCTTAGCTAAATCAGTGATACTGACATCAAGTGCAGGAAGCACGTCCTCAAGAAGAGTTTCGCCAGGGTGTGGCGGGTTAAACATAGTCATCATATCGCCTCCTCTTTTAGTGATAATCAACGTAGTTAACAAGTTCTACGTCAGCATCGATAAATCTAAACACTATTCGCCAGTTGCCATTTACAGTGATCGACCAGTACTGCGCTAAATCGCCTTTTAGTGGGTGCAAGTTCCAACCAGGAATTGCCACATCGTCAGGTGACTTGGCTTTATCCAAGAACGACAGTATGCGAGCCAGCTTCTTTGCGTGATCAGCTCTGATGCCTTCAGTGGATCCGGTTTCATAAAAAATCCGGAGGCCTTTATGTTTAAAGCTCTTTATCATGGTTATAAGTGTGACGTAATACATCACACTTAGCAATAACAAGTTTGTCTTTTTGTGAGCTTAAAGGTCATCATCATAACCAAGTGATGAATGAACATGCTGCCCGCCGAACAAACCGGATACCGCTGCGTGCCCAATGATCCGCTGAATTTTGGACTTGTTCCGGATAACAGCAGCCCCCAGAACCGATCTGGGTGGCTGCTTACTGGTACCAAATTCGAAGTAAACCAAGTTCTGATCGGATGAACCTATGCAGGCCTCCATTCCATCAACTTCGTGGGTGATCGATTCCTGCATTTTTCCGCTTCGCTTGCCAGGATCGTTTTCAGTGAACCCTTTGGACAAACGATCAGCTTTTGTCGATTCAGCAAGCTCAGCCCAGTCCTGAAATGGGCCAATTGCATCCTGATAATGACCTATTTCATCCTTGGCTGTTTTTTCAATAGATACAGCGCAGCGTTCCAACCCTTCCTGTAACTCATGGGCCATTACTGTTGGCAACATCGCAAAATGGGTTGCCATATCACCCAGACTTTTGAAATCCATCAGCTACTCCTGAGTTTTCTCAAATTGCATACTTTGCCAATTGAATTTATTGCCTTCAAATCCAGAAAATGTCACCGACATAGCCTTGCGTTCATGCGGCAACAGCTGTTCGCAATCGAAAATTTTATCAAAGGGAACCCCGTTTTTGAGTAGCCAGCAGCGACTTACAAAATCGGGGTTTTCAGCTAGTTTTTTGCTGCGATTTCCTCGGCTTTTTCATCTGCTATTTTTTTTGCCTTTGCCTCTAAATACTGTCCAATGGCCTCCATTCCCTCTGCTCCGAGAATTTTGAGCATGGCTTCGATTTGAGTGATGTTGGTTGGTAACCCATAAAATTCATCATCTACTGCTTCGACCATAGCGGCAGTGAACACAAATGCAGCCATATACGCTTGATTCATTGCAGCTTCACTACCGACACCAAGAGTCAATCGACTTTGCTGAATTGGATCCAGATTGCGGATTGTCAGTACCCGCCCCAGAGAATCGGTTATTTTCTCTTTTTCTACGACAGGCTGTGGTTTCTTATCAGTTAGAGTGGCTACAGCTGGTTCACGAATAGTTACTTTTGGCATTTACTGTGTCCTTAAAATGAAAAAACCAGCTCAGGGCTGGTGTGGTTGTATGGGTGCAAAATTGAGCTTTGCTTGTTTATCAGTGAGTTAGCGAGCGCAATTTTGCGTTGACTGAAATGTGTGGAATCTACACATTTGACTGAGCGCATTTTTACGCCGAATAACCGATGCGGCTTTTGTTGCTTCAATCCAGCAGAGGTAATTCTCTCTGCGCTAATTTCTGCAGACGATCCAGTTTGGCTAGTAATACGGGCTTGATGTGATGACCCCAGTTACTCAGAAATGATGCAGAACCACTTGCCGTTCCACTCAGGGTTTTAAATTCAAGTGATGTGATATCGATTAGCTCTGAAAGGCTGTAGTTCTGCTGCAACCAGTATTCATGAAGTGCTTTATAGCATTCGCGCTTGTACTTGATTAATTTGTCTCGTAACTCAGGTTTAACCTTGTTTACCTGAACGCCGAACAACCAGCCATTCAACATACTTATCGGCAAGTAAATAGCTGATTGCTCACCGCCAATCGAAGGTGTTGCCATAATGGCAACGGCTTCATTTAGAACAAAGTCGCGCTTAATTCTTCGGTATTGAGCTGACCAATCAAGACCCAAAGCATCAGTGATGTGTCGCATAGCAACATACATTTCGCCATCTTTGTTGATTGCTGGAATTTTGTCTTCGTAAAACTCAATTAATGAAATATCTGACATTTGCGTTATCTCTATGAAGTGAACACTGCCCCACGGAATAACCGCCCGAAGAAACGCCATTACAGCCATTCCACAGTGATCACTTCGTAGAGTCTTCGGTTTGCCCTTGGGGAAGGCATAAAGAAAAAGCCCCAATGACGGGGCTTAAGTGGATGGGTTACGCGACCTGGATCCGGCGACGGGCAGTCCAGTTCATGGTTTGAGTGATTTTCTTGTCGCCCTCTCTTTTCCCGGCATCGGTAAGGGAAAGCTGAACGCCCTGATACCGCCAGACAGTCGTCGTACCATCTGACTCCGTGATAGTTTCAGTAATGGTCGATTTTCCGTTATCTATCCCGTTGTAATAGTTGTCTTCCCACGCAGCCCAGTAGGAATCCAGCGTGGCA